GTGTCGGGGTTGAAATCGTGGCGCTTGAGGATGTCCCAGCGGTCCACATAACGCCGGTCCTTTTTGCGGCCGTGCCAGAAATGCTCAATCGTGCCGGGGATGTAGCCCAGCCGGAGGTGGATGTGCTGGGTGGCGCGGTCCTGCCACTGGAGCAGCTGGCGCATGTAGCTGGGATTGATCCAGCCCGGCACCGCCGACTGGGCCGCGCCGACCAGGGCTTTCGCCATCACGTTGTCGCCCTCGCCAAGCGCGCTGATCTCGAATAGCCCGCCCAGCCGGTCCAGCGCCTCGCGCTTGAAGCACCAGCTGAAACCGGGATGGGCATATTCGTAAGCGCCGCCGTCGAATTTCCAGAACGGCTTGGCTGGCTTGCCGTCGATGGTTTTCTGGGCTGGCGGGGTGACAGGCTGGCCGTGATACCAGATTTTCAGAAACGCCGTATGGACTTGCATGTGCTCGCCCTTGGGCCCGAGATCGTAGGCGTGCGACCAGGGCTGGATCACCTGGTAGTGCTGCAAGGCCTGGAGCGCATCGCGCGCCCATTTCGGATTGCGGTGGAAGATGTCGGCGTCGGAAAAGCAGCAATACTTCCAGCCGTCCGGCAGCCTGGCGATGCCGATGTTGCCCAGGCTCTCCTTGTTCCACACCAGGGTTTGAGCGCGCACGCGGACGCGATTGATGCGCGGGTGATCGGGCAGCTCGAAAGGCCGCTCGCCATAGGTGCATTCGACGGTGGTGAGGCGCACGCCGTCGCTGTCGAGCATGTGCTGCTCGAATGCGTCATGGACCAGCTTTCGGTTGTTCCAGCGGATCGGGTTGGCGTAAACCGCGACAACGTCGAGCACGTCCATGGCAGCCCCTATATTTTGAAAGAATCAGATCACCCCAAGCTAGGCCTTGGGTTGGTTAATGCTCAATCGCAATTTTGCGACGCCGCAAACTATTTGTGAGTTCCCGCGTTTTCGGACTCGCTCGGCTTGGCACCACCGGCCGGGCACTCATAACTTGCCGGGGTGTTCCCGCCGAGGTGTGCATCCCGGATCTTTTGAAGAGATTGCCAGGGCCGGACGCGAGAAAGGTAACACGCCGCCCTGGCTGTCGGGGTTTTTTGCACACACGGCACTGGCCGACTAATCCGTGTCGCCGACACCTCGCATGCGGGCGAGGCCCCCGGCGCTGGGGTTATGGCTTGCAAATAATGATCGGTCAGGAGCTAATCAAGTAGACCACGCAACGGCAATTTGGGTGCAGGGTCGGGCCGTCCACTGGTCCAAACGGGGTTTGGAAGGGCTGGCCCAGCGGCACGCCGTCTGGGTTCATGTCCGGGACTTGGCTGCAATAGTCGCAAAGCCTATCGTCGGGCGTCACCATCCAGCCCTGGCGGATTCGATTATGCTGCAAGAGCCCCTTCTCGCCTGCCTGTCTCCATGCCGCCTGGGTGCCAAGCCGTGCGGCATTGATGGTCTCGGTTCTGGCGATTGTCTCTGCCCGCATGGTGAGGGCGCGGTCGGCGTATCTCTGCACCATGGTGTTGATCTGGTCCTGGGTCAGCTGGCGGCTCTCGCGGAAAGCCGAGCGCAGCGTCGCGTCGAAGCGGTGATCGCGCAATTCCCGCGTCAGCGCATCGCTGTCTCCCGCCTCCAGGAGACGCCGGAAATTGGTGACGGCCGCAGCCTGGCGCTCGGTTAGCCCGATCAGGCTTTTGATCTGGCGCGCCTGCTCGTAGGGATGGCCGCCGAACTCCATGGCATGGGCGACGATGGCGCGGATTCCGTTCCTGGTGCCGTCGTTGATCTCACGGATCAGGTTGAAGCCCTGGGTGTTGACCGCCTGGACGGTGTGCGGGTTGACCATGTCGAAGCGCATGCGCATCTGGCCGGTGATGGGGTGCTGTATGACCTCCGGCGCAAGGGTGTGCTCCAGCGCGGCGTGGCCTGCCGCTTCAACGGTATGGTGCAGCTCCTCCTCGACCTCGCCCAATGTGATGGCGCGCAAGATGCGCTCGGCGATGGCTTCCTGGTGGCCGCCATGGCCTGGCGTGTGGCCCAGGCCCAGCACCTCCATCACCCGCTCCATGTCGCCTGCTTCCAAGGCATCGGCCAGGTCTTGCTCGCTGGCGGTGTGGCGGATGGTCTGGATGGCGTTGAGGAAGGCATCGCGCACGTCCGGAGCCATGCTGTCGGCGATCTCGTGCAGCCAGGTGAAGGTGGCCAGGGGATCGGCTTTGCGCAGCGCCCGCTCGATGGGCGACCGCCAAGTCTTGCGTACAACCTGGGCGTGCCGGGCCTTTGCCAGGTTGCGCGGCGGGGCGTGGTAGCAGCCATGCCCGCACAGCGGGCTCCAGAGGCTCACCAGGCGCTCCGTTTCGTGCCCGCTGTACCTACCCTGCCAGACTGGCCGCCCCAGCCCAGCTTGCGCATTTCGCGTCTGGTGGCAAATTTCTTGGTGGGCATGGGTTTGCCTGCCTGGTCGGTCGGGCCGTTGGCCGGTTGGCCCGGCTTGGGCTGCGGCTGGGCCGGATTGGTCTGGTCAAACCGGGATTGGGCGCGCTGGCCTGCCTGGATGTTGGCCTGCTGTTGCTGGGCATAGGCCCGCTGCATGTTGCCCAGGCTGCGGGGATTCTTGTCGGCCGGGTTCTCGCGCGGCTGCTCGTCGTTTTCGTCCTGCTCCTCTGGGGTGTCGGGATCGCCGCCCTCGCCGTCCTGGAGATCGCGGAGTGAGTCCTGGTTCTGGGGCGGAAGACCGCCCTCCTCGCGGATGTGAGCTTCCAGGGCTGCATCTGGAGTCAGCAACCCGGCACTGGCGGCGTCCATCAGGTAGGTGCCAAGCTCCTGGAGATCCCGGCGCTGGATGTCTCCATGAGCCAGGCTCACCTTGGCGTCTTTCATGCCGTTGAGCGCGAGGAGGTCTGGGATGGCCTTGCGGTTAAGCTCGGCGGTAATGAGGTCGAGGAAGGCGATGCAGGCGACGCTGAAAATGTCGGTCTTGTTTTTGGACATGGCATAGCTGCCACGGCCGGAGCCCGAGCCGCTGCCGCCGCCCAGGGTGATGAAATCCGCCAGCACCGTCATGGCGATGCGGTTGTCGTAGCGGGTGATGATGTCGTTGGTGGCGAACTGACGCCGCCCGCCGGTCGCCAGGAGCTTGATGTCAAACTCCAGAAGGTTGGGATCCTTGGCGTTGCGGATGATCGGGATGACCAGGCCCTCTTGCTGGTTGCGCGCGGTGTCGCGCGCCATCTGCTGGGCCATGAGGAAAGCCTGGGTGTCGGCCGCGCTGCGGTTGACGGGATTGGTCCAGCTCGCGGGCACGCTCACCACGGTGAGGCCGGTGAGATCGCGCGAGACGCCGATGGCCTCGATCTCCTGGATCACCTTCTTGAAATAATACGGGGTGTAGGCGTTGCGGAAAACGCTGCGGCCTTCCGGGTTGCCCTTGTAGGGCGTGGTGCGGAAGTGCAGGCACTTGTCCAGCGGCACCTGGAGCAGCGGGCCGCCGGTCGGAAGCAATTGCACCAGATGCGTGGCGCGTCCGTCAGCATCGAAGATCCAATGCAGGAGGGTTTCCTGGCCCCGGTGCATGAAGCCGCGCCAGCCGATCATGCCGTCATCATATTTGGAGTCGAACTTGGGATTTTTATTCTTGCCCTGGCGCACCTTGTAAACGATCTCATGGACATCCCAGCCGTAGAGCAGGAAGGACATGACCTCGGCCAGGAAGCTGGGCCAGCTCTCTTCCATGTCGCCCAGGCAGCTCTCGATGAAGTCGGCTGCGTCCTGGGATTGCTGATCGCCTGCTTCCACATGAAACGAGACGCCGCGCAAAAGCATTTCGATGGCAAAGAAAATCGCCCCGATGATGGGGTCGTTGTCCCGCATTTCGCGGTACATGAGCAGGCCGCGCCTGCCGATCAGGTCTTTCAGCCACTCTTCCCGGACGTAGCCGGAATATTGCTTGAGGCCGGTCGCGCCGAACTGGGTATAGCCGCCTTCGTCCATCGGCAGCGCCTTCATGTCGCGCGTGCCGCCTGGATTTTGCGGGCTCGCTGTGATCCGCTTTTTGCCTGCCATGAACGCCCCCTCAAGTCAGGCCAGGCGCGCAGCCGCGCATTGCGGCCCGCAATAGCCCTCTACCATCGCCGTATTATCCTGATTCGCCTTGAAGTAGAGCGGCGCGGTTATGGTCCATGTGCGCTCGGGGCTCTCGCCGGGTGGCAATGATGCCGGGCCAACGCCCTCGTAGAACTTGTGGTCGAAGATGGCCCAGGACGGAATCGCCCCGCCGCAATTTGCGCAGGTCATCCGAAACCAGCCTGCTCCATGATCCCTGGCACGCGCCATGTCTCGCGCCTGAGCGTCTCCATGTCCAGCACGATGGTGGGCGTATCATCCTCGGGGATGAACTCGGTCAGCACATAGGCGTCGGCATAGTCTGGTGATGGCACGCCGCGCTTGGACAGCTTCTCCTTGCTCTCCAGCCGGAGCTTGCCCTTGTCGGTGCGGTCGTACATGGGGATCGAAAGCTGGGAGATCATGCTGCTGGTTTCCACGTCCTGGCTGTTGGGCAGAATGACGATCTCGCTTTCCAGCTGCTTGCGGCCGCCTTCCTGGCCGGTGAGGTGCAGATAGTGCCAGTGCGTGCGCTGGAGGGTATTCCGCGCCAGCCACCACAGCTCCATCTTGAGGTTGGCGAACATATCGTCGGAGCTGCGGCCGTCCTCCCACATGATCCAGTCGCGCGCTGGATCGCCAGCCGAGATCGGGATGCGGCGCAGTTTCATGGCGATGGCCGCGATTTCCTTGTCGTCGCTCTCGTCGGCCTTCATCAGCGTGGACAGCACGCCCGCGCCGATGCCCAGCGGATCGAAGTTGAGGATGCCAGTCCCGGCTTCCCTGCATTGCTGCATCATCCAGATCGCGGTGTCGGTGGTGTCCGGCTGAGTCCTGGATTGCGGTTTCAGGACGATGGGTCCGAAGCGATGCACCAGGACGGATTTGGCCTTGCCGCCGCCCACGTCGCCACCGGAACGCCCCACGCCCATCCTGGTGACATGCGGCAGCAGCTCGCCGATCAGCTGGGCCGAGCGGATCCATAGCGCCGGGATGCAAACGCCCGAGGTGTTGGCGGTGTAGTTGATCTCGTATTCCGCCTCCCAGGTCGCTTCGTCGGTGAGGCTGGACTTCTTGAGCTGGGCCCATTCGTCGGTCTTGCGCGGGTCGTCGCGCCAGTGCAGGCGGAAGACCAGGCGCTCCGGGAATGCGTGGCGCTTCCTGGCAAAGAAATTGCCCATGCCTTCCTGGGGATTGACGGTCGAGACCCATGCCACGCAGTCGGTGTTGCCGGAGAGTGCCGCTTCCACCTTGGCAGCACGCGGGACGAAAGCAGCCTCGTCCACCACGAACAGCGTGCATCGGCCGCCGCGCCCCATGTTGTCGCCAGCCTCGCCAGTGATCGTCGCGCCGGTCTCGATGTTGGAAAGCAGATTGGTGATCGCGTGCTTCCGCCGGTCATAGCCCGCTGGCATCATCCAGCCTGGCAGCCGGTCCACCATGATGCGCAGCTTCTCGAATAGGCTGTCGGGATCGTTGAGGGTATCCACCTCGTCGGCGTCGCGGCTGGCGAAGGTGGCCTTGAAGCCTGGAATGAACAGCCAGCACCACAGCGCCACCCCGATCATCACATAGCTTGCGCCCTGGTCGCGGGACTTCTCGATGATGAAAGGCTCGCCCGCCATGATCCGAGCCAGGACGAACAGCGCCATTTCGCGCTGGCGCTTCCATAGCTTGAAGCGAACATAAGGCTCGCGGGTGCGCTTGGTCTGGGGATCGATCCTGCCGACCAGGCGCGGATCGTAGGTCCATGCCCAGTGGTCAAACCAGTAGAGAATATCCTTGCCGCATCGTGCCTTTTCCTTGGCGTTGTCGGCGCGCTCGCCCTCGGTGGCCAGATACTCGGCCTCGGTCTGAGCAATGGCGCTGGAGGCCAGGATTTGCCTGGCACCGGCCATCAGCTTCTCGATGCAAGTCTTACGGAATTTCGGAGGCAGGGACGCCCAGTCGGGCGAGGGCGGCGCGGTAGGCGTCGATGTTGCCGCCGAGACTGGCGACAAACGCTTCTGCCTGCGCGTCGTCAACGCCGACGCTGACGGAATTGCCATAGCCCCGCTTCCTGCCTTTGCGGTCGAGATAATACCGCACCGCATCCCATTCGCCAGTGCGCAGCTTTTTGAGCAGATGGCCCTCGCCGATGTCGAGATTTTCTTCCTCGATCTCGGCAATGGCGGCGCGCACCGCTTCCGACCGCTTGATCCATGCGTGGATGTTCTGGCGGCTGCTGCCCAATTCCTTGGCGGCCAGGCTCGTGATCCCGGCGCATTTGCGCAGCGCGCCGATCACCACGCTTTCGGAAAGATTGGTCTTAGGCGACTTTGGCACGGCGGCGCTCCTTTGCGAGCTGGTCCAGAGTTTTGCCGTCCTCGCGCTTGGCGATCTTGCCGGTGAAATCCTCCCAGCGCCGGATAGCGGCCTCGCAATATGGCGGGTGGATCTCGATGCCGTAGCATTTGCGGCCTTCCATTTCGGCCGCAATCAGTGTGGTGCCGGAGCCAAGGAAGGGTTCATAGACCGCGCCGCCAGGGGCCGACAAAGCGGCGATCACTTCTTTGGGCAGCGCAACCGGAAACATGGCAGGGTGCTGGTTCGCGCTGACATTATTTTGCGGCCTTATGCGGAAAACAGAGTCGGGAATTTTGTGGGTTTGGAGTGACGCCATGCGATTGGAAACGCCGCTCATGCTCCCGTCAGAATTTCTCAGCCCAGTCCCGCTCGTATTGATACGGATGCTTTCGGGTTTTTTGGCCTTGGTCTTATTCGGTTTTTGGGACGCGCGGTTAAAGTGAAATATCCACTCGTGCGCCGGGGCCAAGCGTCCATTCCAGTCTCCTGGTAATCCCACCAACTTATCCCAAACATACCAGCCGAACCGCTTCCATCCTTGCTCCCGCATCCATGCGATCCATTGGTCCCAGTAAGGCCACCATTCGCCATCAACGTGGACCAGCCCAAGATTCACGAGCAATTGCCCTTTGTCGCTCAACGGGACGTGCGCGAACACCCCGCGCATCAGCCCGTCCCAGTCCGTGATCTTCGCCCCATAATCGCGCTGCTGGGCGTAAGGCGGCGAGGTAAAGCAGAGATCGCATGTGCCGCCTCCGGCGACGCGCGTCACGTCCTTGGGATTGGTGCTGTCGCCGCATAGCACCCGATGGTCTCCCAGGATCCAAAGATCGCCTGGCGCTGTCACCGGGTTGGCAGGCGGCTCCGGCGTCTCCTCGGCTTCCGCCATCCGCTCGTCTAGGCCAAATCCCGCCAGCCCGATCTCGCCCAGCTCGGCCGGGTCGAAGGCCGTGAGCGCCATGTCCAGGCCGCCATCCTTGAGCGCAGTCAGCTCCTCCAGCAGCGCGGCCAGATCCCACTCGCCGCGCAAGGCAGACTGATTGTCGGAAAGCCTCAGAGCGCGCACCTGGGCGTCGCTCAAGCCCGTCACCCGGACGCAAGGCACCTGGGCCATCCCCAGGCGCTTCGCCACCAGCGCCCTTCCGTGGCCCGCTATGATGGCATTGGCGGGGTCGATAACCAGCGGCGCGGTAAAGCCGCTGTCCCGGATGATGGCCTCCAGGGCAATGAGCTGTCCTTCCGGGTGCATGCGGGCGTTGCGGGCGTAGGGCTTGAGATCGTCCAGCGCCACCATTTCCACCGCACGGCCGTGTATCTTGATGGCCCCAGCCCGTTTGCCCAAATGTCACATCCCGTAAATCATGCGCGGGGAAAATAGTCGCGGTGTGGCCGGTCTGTCAAAGTCGGCCGGGTGGTCATATCAGCAGCACCTTGCCGAGCATGGCCAGGAGGACAATCCCGAGTGCCATGGTGCCGATGGTGACGGTGGGGCCGATGGCGAGCGCCAGCCCTATTGCGATTCCTGTGCAAAGTGTGGCGATGGTGAAGATGGCAAGACCTGAGTTCATTTGATGCCTCCAGCTCCAGCTAAGATGACTTGGTAGTGCTTGCGGATTTGATGGCACAGAAACCCGCCGCCAAGGGGTAGGTGAGGGCCGAATAGGCTGAAAACCGCATCGGGGCTGTTGCATGGAGGATCAGGGTTTTCGCCCAGCCATAGCACCAGCGTCTTGACGCCAGGAAATTGCCCCAGCACGTCCCGCGTCGCCTGGTCGAGGACATCGAGATCGGTCATGGAATGATCGCCGCGTGCCAGCCGCAGGCGCTCAGTGTGGAAACGGCGATGAAAAATGCGATGGCGAAAGCCGCAATGTTATCGCTGGTCATGGCTGCTCCTGTTCTGGGTGTGGTGCGGCGGGGAGCGCATCGGCTATGGCCTGTACGTGCTGGCAGCGAAACGCTTCGCCGGGATAGCGACGGCGCAAGTCATCAATGAATGCTTGGGCGGCTTGTTGCAGATTTCCATTCCCCGCGCGGGAGAGGGCGGAGGCGACGGCATCAATCTTCATCACTGCGTTATGGAATTTTATGGCGCGGGCCTCACTTCCGGCATCAACCGCTGCACCGCCAACGATGTTGGCTAAATCCTGCAACATCTTGACCGCTTCGGCAAAATTTCCCTGCTGTGGGCGTGAGGCAATGCGGCGCGCGATGGTGACGGCAGACGCTTGCCACGCTGTCCATGCGATCTGCGTGTATGGGCTCGTATATGCGCCCCGGCTGTCCATGCCTTTGACGTAATCGACGGCCCATTCCTCGAACTCAACTTGCAGCCTCGCATCGCTCAGGTC